GGAACGTTTCAGCAGAGAACGAAGACAAACGTACTACTAGTTACACTAAAGTTCTTAAGTGCCGATCCACTGGTTTAACGGGCCCGTCTGGATCTTGCTATTATGACTTTGATACAGGTAGACTATCCCCCGGTGAAAAGTTTGAAAGTATTGAAGACGAGGAAGAAATCTTTGAAAAGGAAATTTAAATGCTAGAACGATACACACATAATCACGAGCATATGTTATACTACTCTATTATTACTAACTTGTTGATTTGTTTACAACACCACGAAATAAACAAAAAAGAGTCAGAACTAGAGAAGCTACCGGAAGGGACTCGTAACTGGATTTACAGTTTTATTTTACAGTTAGATGATATGCCAGAAGATATGTTTGATAACATTAAAGACTATCTAGAAAATAGTCTAAAGAAAGATACAAGATTTCACAAGGAGACTACGTTTCAATGATTAATAAAGAACAGCTATGGCATTACGCCAACACAACAATGTATGACCTAATTAAAACCGATGAACAATTAGTTTCATTTTTAAAAGATATTAAAAAATTTAACGAAGAAGAAAAAGTTCTGCTAAAGCAGTACTGGGAACTTATAACTTACGGGGAAACTGATGATATTCCTGAAAAAAATACAGTTGACCTTAAAGAAGAAGAGGAAGACATTACAGATCAATGTGGGTTAACCTACTACGATAAAGAACATTAATGTTATATTATGTATACGCGCACTACGAAAACAAAGAGGTCGTTTATGTAGGAGTAGGAAAAGGGGGTCGTTGTTGGGACACTCATGGCTCTCGCCGTAATAAGAAACATAAAGAGTGGCTTCTATCACAACTACCTTTTCTTGATTACGAAATACTGTTTGATAGCGAAGATAAAAAATTATGTTTCAAATACGAGCAAAGTTTAATAAAACAGTTGAACCCTAAATTTAACTGCAATTTTTCTAAATTACATAAACAAAGATATGCCAACATGTCAAAAGAAGAAAAGAAGATGGCTACTCAACAAATTAAAAAATTAAATACTATAAGGAAAAACTGTGAGCATTGTCAAGGTGAATTTAGTTCAGGAATGTATTCCCGCTGGCACGGAGACAATTGCAAAGCTAAAAAAGGATAATAAAAACAATGAATACTTACTCAACCTTCATACACCTATCTCGCTACTCTCGTTATCTAGATGATGAAAATCGTCGTGAAACGTGGGAAGAAACAGTAGATCGTGTTATTAACTTCTGGAAAGAAGAGCAAGGTCACAAGCTTCAAGACTCAGAATTTGAAGAACTACGGCAAGCTATTTACAACCATGAAGTTATGCCTTCTATGCGTTCCATGTGGTCAGCAGGTGAAGCACTACATAAAAATCATTTTCGAGGTTACAACTGTGCATTTAAAACAGTAGATCATCCTCGTGTATTTGATGAAATTCTGTACATCCTTATGGCAGGTACAGGGATGGGCTTTTCCGCTGAAGCTAAGTATACTAATAAACTACCTATCATTAACGATACATTTGTTAAAAGTGAGCGAGTTATTCAAGTAGAAGACTCGGCTGAAGGCTGGGCTAAAGCATTACGGAAATTAGTAGCGGATCTATATTTAGGAAATGAACATGAATGGGATTATAGCAAGGTACGGCCTGAAGGCGCTCGACTTAAGACTATGGGTGGACGAGCTTCTGGTCCGAAACCACTTATGGATCTTTTTGCTTTTGTAACAAAAACATTTAAAGAAGCCGCTGGTCGAAAACTAAAACCCATTGAAGTACATGATATTGTGTGTAAGATTGCAGAGATTGTTGTTGTTGGCGGAGTGCGGCGTTCTGCTCTACTTTCTTTGTCAGATCTAGGTGATCCCGAAATTCGAGATTGTAAGTCAGGTCGCTGGTGGGAAACTGCTTCTCATCGATCTTTAGCTAACAACTCCGGAGCCTACGAGAGTAAGCCATCTATGGCCGTATTCATGGAAGAATGGATGGCCCTAATGAAATCGGGAAGTGGTGAGCGAGGCATTGTTTCTCGTTACGGTCTGCAAGAGTATGCTCCTGATCGTCGAGACGGAGAACAAATTGTAGGTCTTAATCCGTGCGCAGAAATAGCATTAAGAGACGGTCAACTGTGTAATTTAACAGAAGTTGTATGTCGTGAAAACGATACTAAAGAAGACTTGCTACGTAAAGTACGTTTAGCAACAATCTTAGGTACGCTTCAAGCAACTCTAACTGACTTTAAATATGTTCGTAAGTTATGGCAAAATAATTGTGAAGACGAACGGTTACTTGGGGTATCATTGACAGGTATTCAAGATTGTAAACTACTACGCAACTTTGATCCTGATTTACTTAAAGCTATGAAAGCTGAAGCTTATGAAACAAACCTTGTTTACTCAGAACTACTTGGTATTAAACAAGCAACAGCGATTACAACTGTAAAACCCTCCGGCACTGTATCTCAGTTAGTAGACTCAGCTTCTGGTATTCATGGGCGTTTCGCTCCGTATTATATTCGTAGAATTCGTCAAGCTAACCACGATCCTTTAACACAAATGCTTAAAGATCAAGGCGTTCCTAATGAGCCTGAGGCTACGAACCCACTAAAGACTACAGTGTTTTCATTCCCGATGAAATCGCCTAGAGGTGCTACTTTAGCTAACAATCAAACAGCAATTAAGCAGTTAGAGAACTGGTTAATGTTTAAGAAGTATTGGGCAGAACACTCTGTATCTGTAACTGTTTACGTTAAAGAACATGAGTGGCTAGAGGTAGGCTCTTGGGTCTATAAACACTTTGATTATTTAACAGGTATTAGCTTTTTACCTTATTCAGAACATACTTATCAACAAGCTCCTTATGAAGCTATTAACGCTATCAAATATGATAAGCTTGTAGCAGAAATGCCTGAAGTAGATTTTTCTAAACTAGCAGAATATGAAGTAGAAGATAACACCTCTGGTGCAAGCGAGTTAGCTTGCGTTGCAGGGGGTTGTGAAATTTAATCTTAAAGGATAAACAAATGAAATTTCTTTTAGTAGTGTTATTCAACTTTGGCGGTCCAACGTATCAGTTCGCAGATGGGTTTCTACCTCTTCAATTTGATACAATGGCCGAGTGTGAGCAAAGACGAATTATGATGGATGAGTATCTTAAACAAGATAATGCTCCACCCTACCAACTAGCTTGTTATGCTCCTGTACCTAAAGGTGAACCTGCTTAAATGAAAACTCCTTGTATAAAAGTATGCAAGATTGATCAAGAAACGTTCTGCTGCACAGGTTGTGGCAGAACACTTTTACAAATACAAATGTGGTCTAAGTACTCAGACGAGGAACGATCAATTATTATGAAAGAGTTAAGCAATGGCAGAAAATAATAAAAAAGAAATTACATCATTCCCCTTCTTTGGAATTCTTACTTTAATCTTTATTACACTTAAACTTACAGGACATATTGCTTGGTCTTGGTGGTGGGTACTTGCTCCTCTTTGGGGTCCAATTGTTGTTGCAATTTTATTTGCAGGACTAGTCGGCGGTATTGTTGCTGTAAGTAAGGCGAAGAAAGGTAAGTAATATGAAACTTGGAAAAAACAAAAAGCCTGAAACATTTAAGGGTAAAAAGAAAACCTCTATTGGTAAGGGTAATGTAAAGTCTTCTTCTATGAATAAAGGGAAACGTCGAGCTAAAGGTATGCTACATGTCTGATAAAAAAGTTATTTCTTTTAATGAAATTTCTAAAAATAATGCTAAACAAACACAAATCGAAATCGAAAAAGAAAAACACGATTATTTACTCGATGAATTAGAAAAAATCTTCCCAGAAGGTGGTGTAATAATTACATTAAATGAGGGTAATATCGGGTTATCTGCTTGTATTGAAAGCTATGAAACTTTTCGAGATGTATTAGTTTATTCCTTGGTTAAAGTGTGTGAGCAAGGTGGTATGCAAGATGAATATCAAGATTCAGAATAAACTAAAAGCTTTGGCTGAAGATGTAGAACCTGTTTCGAGGGTGCGGTTAGTCGCCGCAGTTCTTTACAAGAACAAAATTATCAGTATAGGTAAAAACCAATACAAAACACACCCTGTTATGAAAAAGTTTGGTCGCAACTCAGAAGCAATTTATTTACACGCAGAAATAGATGCTATCAATAAAGCGGCCAAACTCTTAAGTAAAAAACAGTTTAAGAAGTCTCATTTGTATGTCGTAAGAGTTAAAAAAGATGGTAGCTTAGGCTTAGCTAAACCCTGTAATGGTTGTCAAAAGTGTATTGATCACTATAACATAAACACCGTGGAGTATACTTCCAATGAACTTTAAAATTTATGGCCTCAAAGAGCCTGAGTACAACGCAGCTTTTATGCAAAGGTTAGCAACACTTTGCAAGCAAATTTCCTCTTTGAAAAAAGATGGGTATTTCTCAATGTACTTTGACTGCGGGTGTATTACTGTAACTAAAATCAATCTTACTTATGAAGTAAGGTTTTACAAATATGAAGATCTTGATGGAGAGGTAATTAAAGAAAATGTACCTAGTGCTCGGTAAAGATAATTGTCCGTACTGTGTTAAAGCAGTAGAAAAATTAAAAGAAGATAACAAAGAGTTTGTATATAAGTCTCTAGATGATATGTATATTGGGGAAAGAGGTTACTATACAGGTCTTATTAAAAACGAATTAAATATGAACACGGTACCTGTTATTTTAAAACTTGTAGGTGGATACGAGGATCTACTTAATGACTGAAGAAGTTAAAAAGTCTACGCGAGGTAGACCTAAACGAAATAAGATAGTTGACCTTAAAGAAGGTAAACAGAGCAAGAATACAAAGTATGGCCCAAAGAAACAGGCAGAGTTCTTTTTCAAAGATATTTGTAAAGAATATGATGTAGTTGGATTGTATGGTTTAGACGACTATGTTAAAGAACTTTTAGAGCTTCTCTGGAAAGATCCTAGTAAAGTTATTTATGCTACTGACAACAACATGTCTCGTTTAGATAATGTAAATCGATCGATTGCTAATAGACGGTTTTCCTCTCAAAGATGGGAGGCTGTAGCCACACAAGGATTTATAGAAGAGCCTATGTTTGAATTAGTTGTCGTTTCTAAAGACTGTTCCGCTTCTGTTAAAAAACGACCTAACCCATATGGAGTTACAATTGTAGTGCTTGAGGATATTAAGTATAATGGTTAATGAAGAAACATTAGAATGTTTTGTTCCTTTTTCTGAACGTTATGATTACTTTTTTGTAGAATTTGTTGAATACAGAAAAGATACAGAAGGGTTTTCAAATATTATGGTTGTAAACTATAACAAAAAAGAACATGATCTTTATTGGGATGACTATAATTTTCAATACGTAGGTAAAATTGAATGCAACGGTAAGTTAATCGAAGGCTGTATCGACTAAACTAATTACTCCTCGTAGCTCAACTGGATAGAGCAGCTGACTTCTAATCAGCAGGT